TCATTTGAAAACTCAGCAATCATGTCTGAGCCTCTTTTAATAGTTAACACTACACGAGCAATAGTGCCAGCAGGAATTAAATCAAACTCTTGGTTTGAATCTACCTGAACATTATTTAAATCAAGCATTATTTTTTCTCCTTTTCGCTAGATTTGATTGAATTGGGATCAACAAAATTTAAATTCTTTTCTTCTGTTGTACTTCCACTAATTTTAGCCAATAACTTACCAAGATGTGGCTCTTCCACAACTTCAAGTTGACCAGATCTATCTTTGGCTGGATAACCCCATTGGTTAAGTGTTTGACATACAAAGGCTCTGTATGGGCCATGTTCTTCACTAGGCATGACTGCCATAGTAATTACTTCGTCAACAATTCCGGGAAGTTCACGACCAGTTTTTGAACCCTCTATTTGTAGCTCGTACATAGTTCTACCATACTCATCTACCTTTTCATCAAGAATACCAACAAAAATAACATTTTTATCTCTGATGTGTTGTAAGTGAGTAAGCCAAGACATCATCTCACGACCTTGCATACCATATACTGCTCTTGTATCAATCTTGCCAGTTCTGTCTGATTTATTATCAGGGTGTCCATAGCAATACTGAAAACAAAGTCTACCGGCTACTGTTATACTATCAACAAAAATAGAATCATACTTCTTCAAGATAGTAAACGCATCACCATACATCTGTGAAACCTTTTCATACTCCACAACACTATATGGTTGTTCCGGTGATAGTGCTGGGTTAGGCCCACCAAGAAAACAAGCAAAATCTCTGCACTCTTCCCAAGTCTGTGGACGAATGACATCAATTGGCCATCTTTCAATAGCAGCATCGCCAGCCTCTAAATCCATAAATAGAGTAGTATCAGGATCAAGAGTACGGGCAAGAGTTGTCTTGCCCACACCACTTTGACCACAGACTACAATTTTATGACCTCTTTTTTCTGCTAATCTTTCATCAGCTGATATAATTTTAAGAGCCATTATTATCCTCCGTAATATCCACAGTTGTACCAGTAAGCTCTACTGTTCTGTGGTCTTGTAGTTTACCCTTAATACCAGGAGGTGCGTTGTTATATTTACGCTCATCGATAGCGTAAGTAATTCTAGCATAATGCCTTGCATCTTCTTGATCCATATTCATCAAAGCAGTAGCAAGACCCTCTTGATCCCAAGTTACTTTTTGTCGCATGGTAACTTTTACTTTATATCCCTGCTCATTAAGTGTAACAGTTCCATAATCTTTACCATCTTCGTTCAATTTGTTTCTTGCACTGTTACCAAACCTTATTGCAAGATCATCATTAAGAACGCTTTGCTTGTCCTTTAGCACTTGAATTTGTTGTTTAAGTTCTTCACGATACTTAAAAACATCATGCAAAGGCATATTTAAAAAATCTAAATCCATAAATAATCCTTTCTCAATAATAAATAGACACTAGATACCTATAAAGTAGGCATACATATCCTATAAGTCAATAGCTTTTGTTATTTTTTTTTAAAAGAAAGATAAATATCTATGTCATGCACGGCTTTCATTAGCTTTTTTTTAAGCTTAAACTCTGATGTTAAAACACCTTTTGCATCTTCAACAATCAATTTAGACAATCCATTTTCCTCTTCTAATAAATATCTAAAGTCTGCTATGTAATCACAAATTTTGACATCATTTACAGTCAAATCATAACGAACTTGTCTTTCAAGTTGAGTTACTACACCGGCTTTTTCCATTGATTTTAATTGACCCCAACGCTCTGCTTCCCATTTGCTATCAAATTTAAAACCCATAAATAAAGTTTTTTTTGCAAAATATTTGTTTGGTCTTCGGGTTTTATTGGGTATAATTGGGTATTTATAAGTCATGGAGGTAGTATAATGGCAGATACATCAAAGTTCAAGTCAATAGGAATAGACCTATCAACTTACAATAAATTAAAAATAATATGTGATAAAGAACGTAGAAACATACGTCAGCAAATAGGACTAATGGTTGATATAGAATATGAAAAACAAGATTTGAATAGTAACGTGAAGACGTTAGGATTAGGTACCCTCGACCGCTCTCATTCTTGAAATTAGGCGATTCGCTCTTTTGGTGACCTGTTTGTGCCAACGACTGTCTTCCATTTGAATTGCACATTCTTCCCAATCGTTGTTCGCTATAGCTGCACGAAATTTCTTGAATCCACTTAATCTTGGTCTACCCATATTAAACATCATATTTGCACAGATTTTTTGTACTTCTTCCGGTAGCTCATCAAAGTTGTCAAATAATTCTTTGCACTCTGATATTGTTACTTGTATATCCTTATCAAACAACTCATTAACACGCTCTTCTGATACTGGTGTACCAACTGGCTTATCATATTCTTCATCCCATTCGTTAACTAAATGCCCTATTCCTACAGTTTTCAGCGACAAATGATCTAAATACACAGAATTCACCCTGCCCTCGTCTCTCGCAATTTCTTCTCTTAACTCTTCTATGTTCATTGATTAAATAAACTCCCATATTGTTCTTTTGGTACAGTCAAGGGTGATCCTCTTCTAGCTGCTATGGCTTGATCTATAGGAGATAAACCAAGTGCCGCACCAGTGCCTGGACTTGTAACATCTATTTTTCCAACATTTGTATTTGGATTGACTGCTTGAATACCTTGTAATTGATTGGTTGTATTAGCACCAACATTTCTTACTGCTTGATTAATACCAGTGTTTTCTGCAACTGATTGTATTTGATCTGATGCCTCACTTACATTTTCCTCAACAGATTGTGTTATTACTTGCCCTGGTCTAAACGCATTAGATACTGATTCCAAAAATGCTCTTTGATCTGCAACAGTCGGACTTTGTATGCCATCTAACTTTTTTGATGCTTCTACTATTTCTTTCATAGCTTTTTTACCGGTAAACAATTGACCAAGAACAAACATCTTTGCAATTCTTCCAACATTGTTAAATACATTAGCTAAAATACCTGCAGCAACTAAATCACCTTTTGGTATGTTAGCCGATATTCTTTCTAGTATTTTACCAAAATCTCTTATGTTACCTGCAATTTCTTTTGTATCGCCAGCGTTTGGAAATACAATATCTAATTTGTTGCTTTTGTCTGCTCTTCTAATATTTTTAGCAAGTTGCTTCATACCATCTGCATTCGTTACTGCACCAATGTTATCAAGCATATTTTCAACATATGCACCTCTAATAGTCTTTAATTCAGCAGGCTTGTCTTTATAAAAGTTCATGACTGCTTTTAAATCTCCACGAGTTGCACCTGGTGACATAACTAAATCTAACGCTTCTTCCGGATCTAAGTTGTTGTTTCTGATTTTTGCAAAAACACTATTTGTTCTAAGTCTTGATGTTTCTTGTAGTTGCTCTATTGAATTTCTAAGTGCAGTTGCAACATTACCATCTGCGTCTAACCCTTGTCTTACTAAAGTGCTTACTGTATCTGAATCTATGTTTGTAAGTTTTAAATCTTCAAATTGTTTAGCAAATGTTTTTAACTGGTTATATCTTTGTCTGCCATACAATTCTACACCAGTGTCACCTAAATCATCTAAAGCTTTAATAAACTCATTTGGTTTAAAATTGTTAGGTTTGATAGAATCAAAACCAGTTTTATTTAAAGCACCTTGTAACCACTCTCTACCCATTTGTGTTTTAATTTGATTGTATTGAGTATCATCTAATGCTTTTTTTAATCTATTTAGACCTATGGGTTTGCCACCAGTGCCTAAAACTCTTTGTGTTAAACCAGTTAACGCTCCCGGTCTGTTAATATTAAACGCACCACTACGCATTTGTTCTACAAGTTCTTTAGATCCTAAAGTTCTTGATATGTCATTATATAAAGCAGTTCCTTCTCTAAATTGTTTTCTTGCTTTTGGTAATAGACTTGAAGCAACTTGCATTTTCTTAAATGCTTCAGAACCTAACTGATCTGTAATTTCTTTTGTTAATGAATCAATGTTTGAGCTATCTAACAAACGATCAACTTTGTTTATTGCATCATCCCAAACTTGAGTTAAATTTACAGAACCATCAATTATAGCTTTTTGTTCAACTTCTTGAGCAGTTTTAGGTGCGTTCTTTAAATCCCAAAGCTTCCTTCTTAATTGATATGCGTCGGTGAAAGATGATTTATCACCTAACGCTCTTAAATCTGCGGCTAGTTTAAGTCCTAATTGACCCTCTGCTGTAGCTAAATCACCAGTTCCTGCTTGTGCAAACTTCTTTTCAGCTAAATCTGCTACTTCTTTTATTGTTGAAGTTGGTAGTATTTTTGTATCACCAATAGCAGTTTCAATAACTTCATTTATTGTTGCCCATTGTTGTGACATTGTGTCTTCAAAATTCTTTGCAGATTGTTGTACAAAGTTAAATATATTATCATCTATTAATTGATTACGCTCTAATCCACCTGCTAAATTATCAGCAGATTCTTTTAATGCGTTCATTATAGAGCCATACGCTTTGGTTTGTTTTTGTGCTAACTCTTTACCAAACTTTTTTTCAAACTCTAAAAACAAGTCACCAGCAGACTTTTCACTACCCTCTGTAGCGGCTTGTGATACAAATTTATTAAGTTCTCCAACTTCTTTTTCCATAGCTTCTGCAATTCTTTGTGTTCTTGGAGATCCACCCAGAACACTTTCTTGTAATTGTTGGAACTTAGCTGCAATAGGTCTGCCTTTTATCTGTGCTATTGTAGGTTCAAGTCCTTTCTCAATACCTTTTGCAGTAATTCTTAAATCTTCTTTACTTGCCTCTTGTATAAACTTTCTGCCAGATGGAGCTACGGCTCGGTAAGCTAATATTGGTATGCCGAACAACAGTTCACCAGCAGCAGCTATACCACCTTCTATTGCGGCATCTGTTGCAATATCTCCAGCAGTTTGTTTTGAGACTCCGGCAACTCCTTCTATGGCTTCTTCCACAAGAGAACCACCACCACCACCAACAAAGGCACCTATTGCACCACCTAATAATGTTCCAAACCCTGGTGCAAAACCAGTTCCAATTGTAGCACCTTTGATAGCTCCAGTAACACCACCTGCTAATTCTGGCAATATACCGGCTAAATCAGATAAATCATTCCTACTAAATCCCTCTTCATCAATAAGAACATTTTTATCTGTTTGGACACCAACTTTAGCCGCACCACTTGGTGTCAATGCTAATCTGCCTCTATTATCTCTTATATAATCTTCTGTTGAAAATCCTTGTTTGGAAAGTATAGCTTCTTCTTCTGCCTTATTTTCTGCTAAAGATAATGCCGATCTTAGACCAGCATCTTGTATGCCAGATTCAGTGTCAAAGTTTGATTGTGTTATTTGTCCTTGTGGAGTTTGTCCTCTTTGTTTTAAAGCTTGATTATACAAATCTTCAAAAGTTTTTTCTTTAGGACTAAAATCAATTTGTTTTTGCACTTCTGCTATTATTTGTTGTTCTGTTGCGTCATCAGGACCTTCTACTTCATAAGTTGATCCGTCTGGTCCTTGTACTTGATATTTTGCCATCTACATTCCTACGATATTTTTTTGACTGTAAATCCAGATGATGATTTTTTGTCAGCAATGACATCAATCCCAAAACTTCTGAGTGTTTGATAGCCTTGATTTATTTGATCTCTTTTTGCAGATTGAATTTGTGTGTACAATCTATTTAATTTTCTAACTAATTCATCTTTATCACCAGATGAGAAATCAATTTTTCCTATTATATCGTCAACCAATTTTCTATCATTATCAGACAATGTTTTACCTGTTTCACCCAAAATAGCAGCGGCATTTCTTGCACCTATTTCTTTTAACAAATTCTGTAATTGTTTAATTGGCGTTGTTGTAGAGTCTGGTGCTTTAATACCAAAATTTCTTGCTATCTGTGTTACTGTAGATTGAAGTTGATTTGGTATTGTTATATCAGTTTGTGCTAATAATTGTGCAATTTTACCAAATTTTTCTTCGCCTCTCTGTAAACCTTTTTCCATTCTTTGTAATTCTGCAATGGCTATTTTAGGATCAGTGGCTAATTTTGTTTTAGCATTACCTCCAGTATTTGGATTTGCATAAAATACATCTAGTTTAAAATCTGCACCATCATAAAGAGCAACTGACTTTGGAGTTTCTAAATATGTTTTATTTTTTCCTTGTGCGGTAATTAAAGATTTAGTCATGTCCGTATATACAGCAGAGTCTATTACTTCAAATTGTTCGTTAAAATCTGCACTATTCATAAGACTGTTGAGTTCATAACTGTTAAGTCTTGCAAATCTTCCTGTGTTTTGCAGTATGCTGTTTGCTAAACCTCCGGCTTTTGGAATAACTACATATGAACGCCTATCCATTGCTTTCTTTTGATCTTCATCACGTTTACTCAAAGCAAAGGCACCGGCTTTAGCTCTAATTGCTTTTGCCTCGGCAACTGCCTTTCTAAAGTCTGGCATTGCGGCCTCTGTAGCCTTGCCAACAGAACTAAGTATGTTGCTAATGTTAAAACCTTTTCCTGCCCTATTTTGCATCAAGGCAGCACCAAAAGACATAAGTGCTTGTTTAGTATCTGGCTCACCAGAAACGTCTAATCCAGTTGCTTCTCCA